GTGGAACTAGCCATAATGGTTAACGTTTAACCGTCCGACTGTGTTATGCCGACCCGATTCAAGTACGACCTCACTGGACCTATGGTTTTCACGCGGAATCTCATCTTTGATGAATCCCACGTGTTTCCATATCCTTTCTATGAGGCCAATTGGTATAATGGGGGAAACGGAAGTTTCCTTGACACTTATGTCAATCCGTATTCTTCAAGAATCCGGACTTATTATGAGTTCCTTGATGGCGAAGAGGGTACTCCAGTAAGCAGACCTAGTTGGAAAGACGTACAGCACTATGTGCAGTACGTCCAACCCGCTAAGAAAGCTATGGAGATCCTTGTCGCTAACAGGCGATCGAATTACACCGACCCAACAGTTTGTTGGATCGGTTCGATTCCTGTTGGAACCTTGCCATACCCCTCGGTGTTCGGCTCCTGGGAAGATCCCACTATGAATAGTGGGATGCCCAAGTTGTACGCGGAAGATTCATCAGGCCGTGGTATTACCACGAATTATAATCCTGATGTTCTAATCACCCACGCCATGAAAGCTATGCTCCCTGGCGTGAGACCGGCGATCTTGTCCTTAGCTGAATTATATCAGCTAAAAGACTTGAAACCGTCGTTGGCGCGTACACTGACGCGCTTCACTAACCCATCCAATGAAATTGGAAGGTTTTTGAAGCAATTCCGAAAAGTCAAGACCTTTGGTAAGATCTTGAATTACGGGCGTCGGATACTAGCCCTGCCTGCCGACTTGTACCTCCAATGGAAGTTCAATATCGTGCCGACAGTTGGCGACATCGTGACCACTTGGAACACGTTGTCCGAAGTACATCGCCAGGTCGAAAGACTTCTGGCGAATGCAAACCGCAAGCAAAAGAAGCACTATAGTGTGCCTCTTTACGGGAATTATCCTTCAGTTCAACTGGAAGAGAAGTATCCCGGCATCGGTACAGAAATGACGTACCCTTGTATACATAGCATAAACGCTCATGATGAAGTATCTAATACTTATCCTTTGCATAATGTGTTTGTTACAGGAGCCACGCTTAGTTCTAATACCGACACTGCGGAGTTTCACGCTGAGGTTGAGTTTTCCTATAGATACCCAGATATCGAGCAGAAACAGCTCGAGTTACTGGCCCTTAAGGATTACTTAGGACTGGGTTCTAACCCAGTGAAGGATGTTTGGGAAATTATCCCATGGTCCTTCGCGATTGACTGGCTTGTGAACGTAAGTTCTTGGCTTGATCAATTCGAATCCACGCCTCGGTCGAAACCTATCGTAGTAATACACAACTGGTGTTGGAGTCACTCCGTCAAGCGTTCTATCCACGTCTCCGCACAAGTGCGGAGTGCCGTGGGCGCTAAAACGGTTGTATCTGACATCCCAGTCCTTAACGTTCATGAATCGGCCTATCTTAGGTCGACTAGTGGCGTCAGAGGCTGGCTGGGCCTTCAATGGTCCAGTGGGGCAACTCAAGGTGAGTTTGCCTTAGGGTCAGCACTGTTCCTTACGGGCAGTGTTTCGGCCTACAAGCACGCGTGATCGACGCTTAAATCGATCAGTACTAGCATGTTACCTAATACACTAAACACCAATGAAATAAAGAACGCAGCCGGAACTGAAGTTGAATTCAGTCGGCTACAAACCGAAGGACGGGAACTGATTTTCAATCAGGTGGGCGAAAGCCCAAACCTCAAACATCGACTCACGATTTCGCATCGTGAAGTTGGTGCCGGGGTTTCCCGTAAGCGTCAATCTCGCATCCAGTTCCTTAAACAGGTTCAGGGCGAGGTTGACACTACTCGCGTTGAGAATATCATCGCGAACTTGGCGTTGACTGTCCCTGTTGGACAGCTCACTACGCTCGCCGACGTAACGGACCTTCTAGCGGAAATGCAGTCTTTTGTGTCCACTTTGGGCACAGCGACTACAGTTCTGTTCGACGGCACCGGCAACGGCGCGGCAGCTCTCATCAATGGGTCTCTCTAAGAGACTTCAAGGAGGCTGGGTTATCCCAGCCTCCCCTTTATATTGATGAGCGTTCTCCCTGAAGTTTGGTAACTTCAGGTTTCCATTGGTTTGATTCGACAGTGCACACATGCTCAAGGAAGGATAACTTATGTTACCTATTAAGAGCCTTGATAAGTTAGTTAAGCTTATCGAATGTATGCTGTTGGACATCCAAACAAGTATGTCACACAGTTCTACGTTTACCAAGCGTGCAGTCCGTCTCACAGTCCAAAAGACTGAGGTACGTGTTGCACGGGAGGGCATTGGTTTTCTTACGAAAACCCTGCCACGTCTGTGCAAAGCCTTCGATAAGGCCTTGCTCGGTGAATACAAACTGAACGCAGCTGAGTTAGGATTTTCATCCTACCCCGGCTGTAAGTTTCCTAGGTTTCTAGGTGAACTTTTCAGCAATGTACTTGCCTCAGACGGATCGGTCCTTTCCGATCCCTGTGTGACTAGCATCCGTCATATCCGGGAACTCTTGCTTATTTATTATAAGCTCGACATTCCCTTCACGACAGAACAAGAAGCTCAAGTCCTAAACAGTTTTAAACAAACTGAACTGGACCTTTTGCCCCATGATACCAAATATAGCATGGCTTCAAGCCGTGGAGACTTTTATGTCGACACTGGCTGTGGTCCTGCATCATATAGTAACGCTAGTCTACGGTCTTCTCAAGTCGCTCCCTTTCCTACACTAGGTTTCAAACCTTGTGGGTTAGAAGAGCTTCCTAAGGAAGAACGCCCATTAGTGCGGAAGGCGCGCAAGCTCTTGCAAGAGCTCTTTAGCACCTTCGATCCCTCTGCGATCGTTCCCCGCCACGGCCCCGGCGCTGTCTCTACTAAAGAGAAGCTATGGGACAAGTGGAGGTTCACGACTGTTAGTAAGCGGATACAGTCCGTTTATCCTTTGGATGCGTATTTCTACGCTTCCTTGGGACACGTCTGTGACCGCTTAGACGAGTTCAAACTCGTCGGTGATCAGGAGAATTCGGCCCGAGTTATACTCGTTCCGAAGGACTCCCGTGGCCCTCGCCTTATATCCTGTGAACCACTGGAATACCAGTGGGTTCAGCAAGGACTTGGTAGGGCTATTATGCATCATGTAGAACATCATCCTCTTACGAGGTATAATGTTCACTTCTCGGATCAGAGTCCAAACCAGTGTGGCGCCCTTTTGGGTTCTGCCACTGGTAGGTACGCGACGTTAGACCTCAAAGAGGCTTCTGACCGTGTATCCCTTGGCTTGGTCCGCCTGTTGTTTCCTTCTGGTATTATAAAATACCTTGAGAACTGCAGGTCTCTGTCGACTAGGCTCCCAACTGGGGAGGTATTAAACCTACGCAAGTTTGCTCCTATGGGGTCAGCATTATGCTTCCCCATTTTAGCATTAACTACGTGGGCCCTCCTTGCAGCAAGAGCTGAGGATGCGGATACCAGAGATGGTATCTTAGTGTATGGCGATGATGTGGTGGTCCCAACGGCCTTTGCCGCGGATGCCATCGAACAGCTAGAAACGTTCGGTTTACTTGTAAACCGCGCGAAAAGCTGCGTAACTGGATTCTTTCGTGAATCCTGTGGTGTTGATGCCTACAAAGGGCACAATATCACTCCTTTACGTCTTCGTAAAGGGTTACCATCACGCCGTCAGGTCGGCCTCTATCCATCAAGCATCGCATTCGCGAATGCCCTTTACGATAGAGGATTCTTCTCCGCATTCGAGTACGTTCGAGAACTCATTCATCATGAGTACGGAAACGTGCCCTCTGACGACATGGAGTTATCCGTGCCGTCACTGCGAGAGGTAGAACCCGAGAATCGTCCGTATAAATGGCGTATAAACCACGCCCTTCAAAAGAAGGAATGGTACGTCAAAGCGGTCGAGTCTCGTCCTATTAGGAAGACCATAGACGGTTGGTCCATGCTCCTTCGGTGTTTTACCGAGGGTGGCTTGGCTTCAGCCGAGTTGGATACTCCTATCGAGCATGAGCAGATAAGGAGGCTTTTGACCTCTGACTGGCACGATTACGCGCCAGACTGCCCATTCGGTGCCGACTCATACACGCGTCGTGACTCAATTCGAGTTACGAACCGCTGGCGATGAGAAGGTGCGGACTTAGTCCGCATCGGTTAGCGGGAGCAATCCCGCCAAAAGAGACGCTTGAATAGCACTACGTTACTGATTCGCCTGCCAGGACCCTTTCGCAAGGTCCCG